GGAATTGAATTATTAGTCTTAGGATCATTTATTGTATCATCAGGAAGTTTTGCAGCAACAGCAGCTTCTATATCTCCTACAGCCATGCTAATAGCACCAACTCCAAAAGGTGTAGTGCCACTTGCAGGTGCAGATATTGCTATTGCTGATGTTGATAAATGCTGTCCTGATGTAAATCTTACATCTCCATTTACTATACCAACAGTAACTTTTTTATTTAATAAGTTAGAACTTGTTGTATAAAACTGCTCATCTAGTGCTGCTTGAATCTTTTGTATTAAACCATTAGTTCCACCAAAATTACCATTAGAAGAATCTGTAGTAAAACTTAAAGTATGATCTGATCCACCATCTACTGCAATATCAAAAGCATAGGCAGTTGATGCTGCTAGTCCTGTTTTAGTTGAAGCTGTGATTCCTGAAAGCCCTAATTCTTGATAACCTGCTTCATAAAATTTACCTGAAACTGATCCTGCTACAATCCCATCTGCAACTTCATCACCTGTTCTTCCATATCCAAAGAAATTCATAGCTTTAAATCTACCTGAAGCATCTGTTTGTGCAGTAGAATATTTATCAAAATCTGCATAAGCATTAAAATATGGCAATCTAATTGCTACATCATCAGCATGAGTTGCAGCAGTTGATCCATACAATCCTCTTTTAATTGTGCAAGTGCTATTAGCTAAATCTGCACCTGTTCCTACAGCAGTTACTTCACATATTTCATTCTCAATTCTTATTAAATCTCCAACTTTAAAAAACTTAGAATGTCCATTTTCAAGATTTAATGTTGTATGTGTTGCATCTGAACCCATAGTAGCATCTGTAGCGTGATCTAGATCTGCTGTGCTATCAGAATATAAACCTAATGGTGCTTGATTTGTAAGTTGATATGAATCACCTGCTGAAGCATCAACCTGTATGTAATTTACCTGCCTCATATTTGGCAAAAGCATATAATCACCTGCACCTAGTAAGTGATTCTGATATGATACATTTCCATTAGTATCAGGAGTAGCTTCTGTCCATTGTTGGGTTTTTATTTGTATTTCTGCACCAACACTACTGTTGTTTTTTATGATTATTATTTTAGCATCATCTAGTGTTGATTGTGATTTATCACCACCTAACAACAAATCTATAAAAGCAGCACTATTATCACATTCCTGCCTAATGTTAAAAATATTTTCATAATTTCCTGTTTTGGTTGCAGTTAAGGTATCTCCCCTTCCTGTTGTTATACTTGTTGTTGCTGTGAAATTTGGCATTTCTTCTCCTTATCTAATATGGTAATAAATATCTAATGCTATTGACATATCATCAGTTGTTGAAGATTCAATGAATCCAACAACAACTTTTCCACTATCTATATTGGCTGAATCTAATGATAATGTTCCTGTTTTAATTCCTGTAGATGTAGCTGATGCTGATCCACTTGCACATACTGCACCTGCTGATAAATCTCCAAAATTGGTTGTAGAATCTATGGAATACGCCATAAGGTGCATGGGAACAGTTGCAGAGCCATCTGCCCTAACCAAATATCTAACTGCATCTAATGTAATATTGTGTTGTATATACCAATAAACAGCTATTGCATTTTCAGGATCAGTAAGCCCACTAACATCTAAACTTGTTGCAGGATCAGTTCCATTACCCCAATCATCATCATAGGTAAGTCCTTCTGCACCTTGCATACCTACCCTATTTGCAATAAGTGGATAATGGTAACCTGCACTATTTGGAGAAAACTCATACAATCCCATTTCTTTGTGCATTGTAAGAACATTTGCTAGTGATGCACCTGCCTTTACAGTAGAATCTGTTGTATTAGCTTGTAATATTTGATCACCACCTGATGTTTGCACATTAAAATTACCTGTAGAATCTAATGCTGAACTTGTAGGCTGAATATTTAATCCTGCTTTTCCAATCTTAACTGCACTAGCAACACCATCACCTGTTTCTATTGCTCTGCTAGAATTGTCAAATCCTGTATTAGATGATTGGCTAACCTGCATTATTCTTTTGTAAAAACTTGATAGTGGATTTCCTTGAAATGTTGGCATCTATATTTTCCTTAAATTGTGTTACTTAAATCTGCTATAAAAAAGAATGTTATCCAAAACTCTGCACTTGATGAAGTTACATCTGTATCTGATTGCAATGCAAAATCTATCCATTGACCTGCTGTAACTGCATTACTACCACCTGAACCTGATGATGCAAGTCCAACTGTTCCTGTAAAATCAAATGTTGCATTAGTATCTGATGCACCACCTGTAGCACTAATCCAATTCATTCCTGTGGTATGATGATGTGTATGTGATGTGCCTGAATTTATAGCCCACATTCCAAGCTTCCAAGTTCCACCTGATATATCTTGACTACATCTCATTACTGCTTTTTGCAATTTTAAATTAAATGGTGAAACAATACCTGTTGGCTCACCACCAACTGAAGATTGCTCAAAATACCCTCTAAGTGGAAGATAGTGCTTACTTGTACCCATATCATCCTGAAATTGTGAATATAAAACATAAGGCATATGATGTAAAGGAACAGCATCAGATGCAGCTGTTGGTGTATATGTAGAACCATTATCAAGCAAAGATATATTTCCACCATTAGCATCAAAAGTAAGATCACCCTCAACATCTATGCTAAAATTTCCTGCATGAGAAATATCCCCTGTCATTGTTCCACCTGCTAAAGGCAATTTAGTACTGTCTGATGCAGATACACCTTCAGTAGAACCTAATACTTCTAAATCTTTTACCCTTACTTTTTCAGTAGATACTTCAAGAGCAGAATTTTGCCCTGATACTTTTACAGGTCTTAAATTCTCATCAATACTATTTTGCAGGGTTAAATCATTCATCTATTTTCTTTGCTAACATCTTTACTTGTTCTTCTAATTTATCAATTCTATTATCTGCATCATTAGGCAGTTCCACATAATTAAGTACCTTACCTAGTTTATATACCTTTGCAATATGATCCATTGCTTCAACGATAATTTTAGGCAAAATTTTGTCACCTAAAACAAACTTTGCAATCATAGGTATAAAGGAAGCAGGTATCACTTTTTAGTCATATCCTCAATTACATCTTTAACTGCTGATAATACACCTTCAGCAAGTGCAATCTCATCTTTTTCACTAACAAATGGTATATCAACTTTCGCAGCAATATTTTTAGCTAATTCTTTTTTGTTAGCTTCTAATTGTCCTATAACCATATTAATAGCCATGCTCTTTATTGCTTTAACTAATGCTTTCATTATTTCCCTTTCATTGTTAAGTCTATATAAACTTTTAAATCTGATTTTATTTCACTACACCATTTTTTAATCTTTTCTGTATCATCTCTCTCTTGATCAAATCGTAGGTGCATTTCTTTTTTTACCTCATCTAATTCTTTTAACAAATGATCGTGGCGAGTATCGAAACGAACAAGTGTTCCTTCTACTTTGTCCTTTAAAATATACTTTATTACCCAAGCTAACATACCAATGGATGCTACAGCCACAGCAATAGGAAACCCTAGTTCCTGCACTAATTTTATGGCTTCATCAGTCATTTAAAAACATCCTTCTTTTAATATATTCTAAATCATCATTATTATTGTTAATTTGTGCTTCTAAATAATCTAATCTTGTATCCTGCTTTATATCACTTGGTATTGGTGCATCTTGCAAATCTTTAATTTCTTTAATTGTTTGTGTATTTCTACTAGCTTCATTTTCAACAAAAGACATTCTAGTTGTAAGCTGACTATACCCCCAAACCATAGCAGATATAAAGCCAACTACCTGTATAATCATAGGCAAACTTATATTTAGACTTGTTTTATCACTAATTCTATTATTCATTTTTGTCATTGCCATATATTAAATTTTTGCCTTGAACAATTTTAGAATCCTTACCTTGTATTCTAATAGATTTATCATCCATAATTATTTCTTTACTGCCTTCATTTGCATCTGTGATGTGCGTTACAAGTTCTTTAGCAATAGATACTAACGGATCTTCTTTTTCTGCACCTGTAATTCTTTGTAATACTGTAATAAGCCCAATAGTAACAGAAGATACAAGTCCTGATATTACTGCAAGTTGGCTTTCGCCTAATGTTTTTGCTGAATAAATTAAAGCACCTACCATAAGGCAAATACTAGGAAGGGCAAGCATAGAAACCCAAACCATAGCACGATCTTTCATTAATCGTTGTTTCGCAGCTCTTTTTTTCTGTAAGGTTTCTAAATCCTGCTTATTCATTTTTTAAGTCCATTACCTGTTAATTTGACCATTAAGTCAATAAGCGTAGTCATTTGTTGATCTCTAGCTTTTGATTCCTGCCTGTGTTGTTCTCTTTCTTTTTTTGAATTATCTATTAATTTAATTACAATCGCTTCAATTCTTGTTGCATTATCCTGAAGCTGTCGCATTAAATCATTAGCTAACCATTTAAAAAGATGAACTGCTCCCCAACTCATGCCTAAAAGCATTACTACAGGAAGCCCAAATTTTTCAAGAAGGCTTGTCCATTCTTCCATTAACCATGATCTCGGACAATAGTAGCAAGTCTATTAGCTCTATTTGGTGTTTGCTTTGCCCACAGACTATCAAGCATCTCATCTGCTGCTAATTGCCATTCTTTGTTTTTCATGTGTGCTATAGCTTTTTTAAATTTAGAAAATCCATGAACACCTAGTTGAAAACAACATTCAACAACTACACCTTGCACTTCAGGAGGCAAATCATCATACCAAGACCATTTATTTCCAAGCTCTAAATGTAAACTTGATACTCTACCTGCTAATATGTGCAAAGATTCTTCTTCTGTAATCCAAGTAAATCCATGCCCAATAGTCCAAACACCTTCAGTACACTTATAAGGCGTTCTTTCAAAACCTTCATTAACACCAATGCGTTTAACAAGCGATTTAAAATCAGGCATCATTTTTTAAATATCTTATCGTAATTTTTTTTATACTGCTCATCAGCAAGATCAATGCGATAAAAATCACCTTTTCCTTGTGTGTTTTTACCTAACATTTTTGCATTAAATTTTTCAACTCCACCATTTCTTATTTTTTTTGATAAATTTTTCATTTCTTTTTTGCTTTTGTTTTTGCTTTTGATTTTGTTTTTGGCTTTGTTTTTTTAATTATAGAAGCTTCAGGATTTTTTCTATCTAATACCTGAACATATCCATTTGCTTTTAATTTTTTTACTTGGTCTAATACAGCAGAATCATTTGCATTATCTGTAATTCTTTTTACCCTTTTATCTTTTTTATACCAATATTGTGCCATTAAATCTCCTTTTCAACATGAGGGCAGAGCCTCGACACCCCACCCTCATATATTTTAATACACTAGCTATTAAGAAGCGTTAGTGAATTTGTATCCTTTTTTATTACTTGCACTGTCAAGTAGTTTTGCACCATATATCATATCGGCTACTACTTTAGTACCAAGAGCATCAATAGAATATTCTGCTTGAACTCTAACATCCTGCTGAACTGCACATACAGCAGCAGATTTATGAAAAATTGCTCCTGATATTTCTGTTCCTGCTGTAGCAACAGTATTTGACATATAAGTATTTATTCCAAACAATCTACCCATAAATCCTTTTGTGCCACCATTATATAAAACAGAACCATCACCACCTGCATCTGCTCTCCAAAAATTACGAGAAATACCTGCAGCAGGATCAAGAATATCAGCCATCAATGTTGGATTAACAACAAGAGAACATGCACCATCCATATAAGGAACATCATTTTCTCCTAGATTAGCTAAAGCTGCTTGAAATTCTGCATCTGTAATAGCATCATCTGCCGACAAAGTAGCACCTTGATTAACACCATCTAGCTCTGCCCAAATATCTTCATCTACAGCTCTAGCTAAAGCTTCTCCAAACATTTGAGTGTATTTTGCAACTAAATCAGCATTTGATTGTATCATTAGCACATCTTCAAAAAGCATTGCATTGTATTTATGCTTATTAATTAATAATTGTGTTACAGTTGTTGCTGTAGCATCATATGTTACAAGACTATCAGCAGCTTTATTTGTTGCTGTTTTTAAGTCTATTTGTGGAATATTTACTGTATCTCCTGCACTTTTAACCATAGATGAAAAATCTTCAACTAAATTTTTAAAAATTGTTCCTCTTTCAAAAAACCTATAGATACCATCTGACCACATTTCAGGCACAAAGTCATCAGCAGTTGAAACTGTAT